GGCAAAACCCCACGCTTTGCCATGCAAACTCTCGGAACTGAGTGGAGAAACATGTTAGCTCCAGATCTCTGGATCAACATTATGGAGAGCCGCCTTCAGTCTCTTCCTCCTGGAGTCTCCGCAATCATCACCGATGTTCGCTTCCCCCACGAAGTTGAGTGCCTCCGCAAGTTTGGAGCAACAATCATCAAGATCGAGCGAGCAAGCTGTCGCGAAACAGGGCACGAGTCCGAGCGCCATATTACTACCCTCGACACGGACTTTATCCTCCAAAACAATCGAGATGTGGCATGGTTGCATCAGCAGGCTTGGCGCATTCTTGCGTTCATAACAAAAGAATGACCCACATTCCCGCCCCAGCCTTCGCGCATACTTCCGGTCCGCGCACAGCGAAGCTCGCCCTCGTTGGTGAGGCGTGGGGCCGAGATGAAGCTCTTGTCAAGGCCCCGTTCATCGGGGCCTCAGGCCAGGAGTTGACCAAGATTCTGCAAGATGTTAGCCTACGGCGGAGCGACTGCTTTCTAACCAATGTCTTTGCGTTTCAGCCAACAAACAATGATCTCGATACTCTCTGTGGAAAGAAAGGAGAGATGCCTCCTGGCTATGCCCTGCCGCCGCTCCGTCAAGGCAAGTATCTTCGCCCGGAATTTCTCCCAGAGCTTGATCGCCTCCGAGAGGAGCTTTCTTCCGTCCGCCCGAACCTCATTGTTGCCCTAGGCAACGCTGCTTGTTGGGCACTTCTTGGAACTTCCGGGATCGGTTCGATCCGTGGTACCATCGCCGAGAGCACTCTTATCCCTGGACTCAAAGTCCTTCCGACATATCATCCGGCTGGAGTCCTCCGCAATTGGTCTTGGCGCCCCATTGTTCTCGCGGATATGCTCAAGGCGAAGCGGGAGCTGGAGTTCCCTGAAATCCGTCGTCCACGTCGAGCAGTTCTAGTGAACCCGACACTGACTGAAATCGACGAATGGATTGGAAAGCACGGGTCCGCCCCTCTCCTCGGTGTCGACACAGAAACTACCCGTGGTCAGATTGACATGATAGGCTTCGCCTCTGGGCCGAGTCACGCGATGGTAGTTCCGTTCTTCAACCACTACACCTATGAGAACTTCTGGTCGCGTGAGGAAGAAATTGGGGCTCGGAAACGAGTGCAACGCCTACTTTGCAACAGCTCCTCCAAGGTCTTCCAGAATGGTCTTTATGACCTGCAATATCTGCTCCGTGAAGGCTACACCCCCCGCAATGTCACCGAGGACACTATGCTCCTGCACCATGCACTGTTCCCAGAACTCCCGAAAGGACTTGGCTTTCTCGGATCAGTTTACTGCAATGAAAGTTCATGGAAGCTGCTGAATCGGCGTCGAAGTGATGAAGTCGCGAAGAAGGATGATTAAATTGTCAACTACCATCCAACCCCAAATTGTCGAGCGCTGCCTCGTCAAGGACTCCCATGAGTCCTTCTCAACCTTTACCCTTTCCGATGGAACAGTGCTCCGTGGGAAGGTCACAATCGTAGAAGCCAACCGAACAGATCAGTTCGACAACCTCGGTTTCCCTCAGTATCAAATCATGAATATCCAGACAATCTGGCAAGTGGCAAGCTGCCCGGAAGACTTGAAAGCGAGGAAGCAATGAGCGCCAATGATTCTTATCTTAAAACAGTGAATAGGCTTGAGCCAGAAATCTGTTGTATTGATACTGGTGGTGCGTTGGCATCTATCGCTATATCTCTTAAGCGAATTGCGAACTCGCTGGAGAAGCTTACAAATCCAGAAGATTTGCTGCGACAAGTTGCGGCGCATCCGGTAAATTGTTATGGTGAAGGATTTGCTGATGCAATCCAAAATGGAATAGTGCGTGGACAACGCGGGATTGCCACGTTTGAAAACTAAGGAGCACCCCCATGACCGACTTTGATATCGCCACTGCCAAGCAAGCCGCCTTCGACACCATCCTCGACCCCGCCGATCGTGAGATGCTTTTCGGAGTTATCTACGCTCTCAGCGTGACCATCCATCACCTAAACGAACGCTGGTGGACGGACCTGGAGACTGGCGCTCCGATCGCCCGTAACGACGGCGAAATGATCGCCTTGATGCACTCGGAGCTTTCCGAAGCTTTAGAGGGCGTCCGAAAAGGTCTCCCGGACGATCATCTTCCCCACCGACCCTCCGTCGAGGTCGAGATGGCGGACACGGTGATCCGCATCATGGACTTCTGCGCTGGACGAAAACTCGACCTTGCAGGAGCTATTCTCGAAAAGCTCCAGTACAACTGGCATCGACAGGACCATACGCTAGAGGCTAGGCGCGAAGCAGGCGGGAAGAAGTTCTAGCCTCATGCCCCAGTCCCGCCGTCATTCTCTTCTCGAAGCCTGGGCGAACACTCTTTCCGGCTTCATTATCTCAATCATTGCCGGAGAGTTAATCTTCCCGGCAATGGGCTTGCCAGTCTCCCACGGGCAGAACCTTCAGATTGTTCTGTTCTTCACGATAATCTCGATCATCCGCACATACTGTTGGCGCCGAGCGTTCAACTGGTGGCACGTCCACAAATTCAAGGTCTAGCCTCCGTGCCAATCATCTTCACCGATGAGTTCAACCCAGCGTCCGTACCACAATCGACCGTGCGCCAAATCTACAACGGACTCGACGCAGCGATCACGACCGAAGTTCTTTCGGCCCTTCAGCCCCTCTCCAGCAACGCACCAAGCCCGATCTACGACTTCGAGCGGGCGCTTCAAGCCCCGGTCCTCGAAATGATGCTCCGAGGCTTCCGCATCGACGAGTATGAGCGTCGGAAGGGAATCGACCTTCTCCGAGGGCAGATCACGCATCTCGAACGTCATCTTAACTCCATGGCCTATGTCGTTTGGGACCGTCCACTCAACTCCCGTTCCCCCAAACAGTTGATCGACTTCCTCTACGGCGCAATGAAACTCCCGGAGCAATGGAAACATGATAAAGGACAAAAGAGGCTCTCGACCGATCGAGAGGCCCTTGAGAAACTGGAGGTCTATTTCTACGCGCGACCGATCATCTCAACTATTTTGGAGATCAGAAATCTTGGAAAGAAACTCTCTGTCCTTGAGACCGAAATTGATTCTGACGGTCGAATGCGAACGAGCTATAATATTGCCGGTACCGAAACTGGCCGATGGTCAAGTTCGTCCAACGCTTTTGGAACTGGCACAAATCTTCAGAATATAACTCCTGAACTTCGAAAAATCTTTGTCGCCGACCCTGGATATAAGCTTGTCGGCATCGATTTGGAGCAAGCTGAGTCCCGTGAGGTCGGTTGGCAATGCGGAGTCCTCTTCAACGACTGGTCCTACCTCGACGCCGCCTATTCTGGAGACCTTCACACTACAGTAACGCGCTTTAACTGGCGCGACCTTCCGTGGACAGATGATCCGAAGGCCAACAGAGCAATTGCCGAGCAGCCCTACTACCGGCACTACACCTACCGCGATATGAGTAAGAAGCTAGGCCACGGGAGCAATTACTACGGCCAGCCCTTCACAATGGCGCGTCATGCGAAAATCCCAACCAAGATGGCTGAGGATTTTCAAGTCCGTTACTTCGAAGCGTTTCCAGGTATTCCACGATGGCACCGCTGGACAGCGCAACAGCTTCAACAGAACCAACTTCTCATCACTCCCTTCGGCCGCCGGAGACATTTTTTCGGCCGCCCGAACGACGACGCAACCTTGCGAGAGGCTATTGCATTTGTCCCCCAGTCCTCCACCGGCGACCGAATGAACCTCGGACTCTTCCGAATTTGGAAGTCAATGCGGGATCGAGTTCAACTCATTGCACAGGGCCACGACGCTGTGTATTTTCAATACCCAGAAAGGCTGGATGAGCAGGAAATCGTAGCCGAGGCACTGGAATTGATTAACATTCCCATGACTCACGGCGATCGAAAGCTCATCGTCCCAGGCGAGGCCAAGTCTGGGTGGAACTGGGGGAACTGGGATGAAAAGACCAACCCCGACGGACTAAAGAAATGCAAGGGACTGGACGCACGAAAGCGCCTGACAGGACTGGAGCGAGTGCTATGATTTGGCTCTATACGGAGTTGTTTTCTTATGAAACGGTAGAGTATAACTCTGGTCAGTGGTATTATTGTGAAGACCTACTCTACTACTGGGGCGCCTAATCCCCAACCTTTGAGTCCCCAACTCACAATGAAAAGCTCAGCTCCGTGGACGACTGGATTGAAAAATACCTTATCGCCACCGCCGGGATGGCGTCGCCGGAAATGTTTCGGCTTTGGGCCGCAATTTCTGCTGTTGCCGGCGCACTTGAGCGCCGTTGTTGGATTGAAACCAACATCGGGCCGCCAATCTTCCCGAACCTCTATACCATGCTCGTCGCACCCCCAGCCATTGGCAAGACCCAAGCGATCACCCCTGCCACACACATCATGAGCCAGTGCAAAGAGTTGAACATCGCACCAAGTTCGATGACCAAAGCTGCGGTCATCGACACTCTAAACGACGCGCGCCGGGCGATCATTCTCCCCGGAAATCAACTCTACGAGCAACACAGTCTCCAAATCCTCGTCGGAGAACTTGGTGTCTTTGTCAACTCCCACGACCTTGAGTTTCTCGCAGTCATCAATGATATCTTTGACAATCCCCCATTCTTTCGGGAGCGCCGGAGGCATGTTAATGGCGGTCGGGAAATCCAGATTACAAACCCACAGATAAATATCATCTGCGGAGCACAGCCTGCGCTTCTATCCTCGATCCTCCCTGAGGAAGCTTGGGGCATGGGTACCATGTCGCGTTTTATCATGGTCTTCTCGGAGGAGAAGGTTCGTCCGGAACTTTTCGGCTCCCCGGACGCAATCCCCCGGAAAGTCTCCTACAAGGAGCTTTCCGACCATAT